GCGCACCGCCACCGCCGTGCCCACCTCGGCCTCGGCGTCTCCCGCCAGCGCATCTAGTAGCGCGTGAATGTCGGCGGCCGTCGCGTTGTCCGCTTTGATCTTGCTGAGGCTGGCGCCCACCTGCACCGAGCCCAGCTCCTCGTGGCTGATATCGCGGCGGAATTGCACCACGCAGGGCAGGCCACGCTCCGCCTTGGCACTGAGCCCGCGCTCCGTGATCAGCGCCGCGATGATGGCGGCCGCCGCCTGGAGCCGGGACGCATCGGTGACGTATACCGAACGCGCGGGCGTGTCATCCGGGTCCGCGCCCTCGGGCGGTTGGACGTGCACCTCCAGCTGCGGCAGGCGGCCTGCGATCACCGTGGCTTGTACCCAGTCTATCTGCATGGGACGCTCCCGTATGTGGCGCTAGGCGCCAACGAGTCCGTGGGCGGTAAGGTCTATCTGCAAGGCGCGGACACGTTCTGCAAGCTGAGGCAACGTAATCGTCGCCGTGTCGTAGGCTGTGGCGCGATTGGTGGCGGAGCCCGTGAAGGCGGTATACCCAGTAACGCGCGCGCTCACCACCTGCGTGCCTGACTTTTTGAATCCCAGGTCACTATCCACCGCTCCAGTAAAGTCTATGTCCCCCGCCCCGGTGGCATTAATAACAACCTTCTGGAGTCCATTAGCAGAATCCCGAATACGGAGCGCGCCATCCGTTGCTACCTGCCCAATCAACCCCACGCGCCACATTTCCGTGGCGCCCCGATTGAATAGCAGCACGCCGTCCTTGTCATTAGCCCCTCCGTGAGTCCCAGATATCACGGTGAGGATGCCGTTTTGGTTCTCCGTGGTAATGCCGAATCCCACGGTAAGGTTGTCGGAGGAGGTGGTCACGTCGCCGGAAAATGTCCCGGTAGTGGCGGTCAGGCCCGCGCTGACTGTCACCGCATCCGAGAACGTGAACGCCGCGCCCGCGCCCGTGGCATCCAGCGTCACCGCGCCATTGCTCGCCACCGTGACCGCCAGGTGGTTGCTGGCATCGTACCGCAGGCTGAGCTGCTGCGTGGTGAGCGTAGCCTGGATGAGCCCCGTAAAGGTGCCCGTGGTGGTGCTGAGACCGCCCACCGTAGTGAGTAGGCCAGTCTCATCCAGGGACATGATGGTGGTGCCGGGTGCGTTGACGTTGGCGTACCACGAATAGAAGTCACTGCCGCTCGCGTCATTGTCAATGAAAAAGCGCATTGTCCCGCGGGTGCTCATGCTGAGGCCGCCGCCCGTTTCAAATATCCCGGTAGAGCCAGCTGCGATCACACCGTCCGCGCCGTCCAGCGTGATCTTGGCGGTCGCGCCGTCAATGATGACCGCGCCGCCCGCAAAGTTGCCCGTATAGGCGTATACCGTGCGCATGCGGCTGCCCGAGCGGCCCGCGTCATATACGTTGTCCGCGGCGGTGCCAAAGTTGCCGGGATAGAGCATCCCATCATGGTCCATGGTCCAGCGCACCGTGGCGGTGGTGGTGGTGTTGGAAACGGTAACGAACGCCAGGCCCGCACCGTGCGCCGTCGCTGACCATGTTTCCGTGGACTGTGCGCGGAATTGAGACCCGGTGCCGCCGTTCGGCCCGGTGGTGTCGTAGCCCACGCCTACCAGATTCAACAGAATATTCCCAGACACAATGCCCGTTTCGGCGCCCTTTGTGCCATTGAACCGGAAGCCAAAGAAATTCGGCGTGGCGCCATACGTCACCACGGCAACCCCGAACGCCGCCCCTCCCTCGGTGAGCATCCCACCCTGTAGGCGGCTCTTAAAATTCGTGGTGAGCCCGGTGATGATCGCGCTTCCAGGGTCCGTGCCCACCACCAGCTCGGTACCGATGTACGCGCCATACGGGCGGCCCGTGGTGGCGGTGGCGCCGATGAGGGAGCCCGCCGCGTTGTCGCTGGTCCATGAAAGCGTCCGGCCGCTGGTAATGGCCGCGCCGTAGATCGCCGTCAGGAGTCCGGTGCTGCCTATGGTCACGCGCTCCACGCGGGAGGCGGCATCGGTGGCCGAGGTGACAAAGGAGATGCGCTGCGGCGCCACGTTGTTGGAGACCGCGCCATCTACTTTGAAAAAGATTCCCGCCGTGGCCTCGGTGTCTGTGCCGTCATAGATCGCGCCCAGGAACGTCAGCACGTCATCATTGGTATTGGGCACCAGCGGCGTGCCCAGCGTGCCGCCTGCGCGGACACCCTTGTAGACCGCGCGATGGCCAGCCGTCGCGCTGGCCACCACGATGGACATGCCCGCGGCCGCCCCCTGCTCGGAGATGATGATTCTATCGGTGGTGGTGAGCGCCGCGGCCATCGCGTTGCCGTCTGAGGCGTACACGCGCACGCCCGTGGGCGCGGCCAGCCCTACGCCTATGCTCGTGGCTAGCACGGCCGTCATGGCCTGAATGTCGTACCAGCGGTGCGTAGCATCGCCCAGCGTATTACCGGGGTTGTTGTCGGAGCTCGGGCGGTGCACGGTGTCCGCCGTCCAGTCATAGGTGCCCGCGGGCGGCGTGTAGCCCACCGAGAAGTTGGCGCCCAGCGTGGACTGGTACGCGAGGCCCGGCCCGGTGGCGCTCGCATCCACCCCGAGCCCGCCACGCACCGGAGAGACCTGCGCCTCGGAGCTGAACGCGGAGCCGGGCGCCGCCTGGTACGGAACGCCGGGGCCAGTGGCGGACGGGTCCAGGCCCGCTACGAAATCCGGGGGGCCAGGGAGGTAGAGCTCGCGCGTGAATTCCTGCTCGGCCGAGAACGCAGAGACCGCCCCGCCATCAATCGCATGGCGGCACTTCACCCTGATCAGGCTGGCGTCATAGGGCGTAACGGTCCAGCCGGAGATGGAGCGGCCCACCGTGGGGTCCGTAGGCGGGTACGGATAGCCGCCAGGCGGCACGGTATCCGTGGTGGGGTAATGCAGCGCGTAGGGCGTGAAGATGCCGGAGCCCGGCGCCGTCTCCTGCGAAATCCAGATTTCGATAGGCGCGCCCAGCGCGAAGCCCGAGGCCGAGGCCGTGGGATGAATCCGCCACGAGGAGAACCCAGCCAGCGGCCGCGTGCCTCCAACGCTGTCAAAATTCTTGTAGACATTGACCCAGTTTTCCACCAGCGAGAGATCATCCAACGTGGGCGGGTCCAAGTCAGACGGCGTGGCGCCAGCGGTATAGTCCTCTTCTCGCGTGGTGCTCACGCCCTGCCAGGGCGGCTGCTCCACCGCCCGCACCCCGAACGTGTAGCCCGTGCTCACGTCCACCGGGATGCCTGCATAGCTGTACGCGCCAGGCGGTAGTACGGCAATGAGTACGGCATCCGAGCCGGGCGCGCCTTGGAGCCGCTTATAGAGCTCGTGCGGCATGTCGGTTTCCACCGCCACAAAGCTCACATCAACTATGTCATCACCCGTGGCGCCGGGCGTGAACACGATATCGGAGGGCGGCTGCAAATCGTCTAGGTCAACATCATCCCAGGCGGTATACGGCCCGGCGCGCTTGGCGTGCTGGAAGCTCTGGAGCCGCACCCACACGTGCGTGCCCGCATCCAGCGGCGGCAGCGTGATCGCGCCCGTAGGGATTTCCCCCTCCGCGTACTCCGTGAGCAGCGCCCCGCCGTCCGGCTCCACCGCCCCAAACCCCCACTCTACGCGCACGCGGATGCCCGCGGCGTTCAGCGTGGCGGCGTTCGTGATCGTGAGCTCCGCGTATTTCCGCACATCCACCGCGCTCTGCGCCAGCGTAAACGTGGGATTGGTGGCGGGCTGCGCGTCCTCGCCCGTGTCCAGTACCCGGAGCTCCGCGCCGCCCACCACGGGCGTGCGCTTGACGATCTGCATGCAGCGCGAGCCGCCGCGCCCACCGCCCACCGGGAGGTGCGGCAGCGTCAGGAGAATCTCCTCGCCCAGCACCTCGGCCACGTCTAGCGTGACTTCCAGCTCGGCCACCTGCCCGCCGCGGCCGAAGCGGTCAAAGAGCTCCTGCGCCAGGCCATCCTCAAAAAAGCCCGAGCCGTACTCAATGCCGGAGGCGCTGGCGATCACGATGCCCGGCAGCTCGTAGACCTGCTGATGCTCGCCGTACTGGTCCGTCTCCCCGTTGTCGAATGGGCCAAACTCCAGGGGAATCTCCAGCACGTCATCCGCAGGCCGGGAGTCCGGCTGATTGGTGCTCCAGCGGATAAATCGCTTCTGCCGAATCACCAGCGAATTACAGAGCAGCGCCTCCTCCGCGCGAAACACCGGGGTTTCCACCGCGCGCAGCTCTTGGAGTGTCACCTCGGTGGCGGGCGTGGTGATGTTTCGCACACGCGAGCGGAAGAGCTGCCGCTCGCCATCCGTGTTGCGGCGGACGGCAAAGCCCAGCAGCCCGCCCAGCATTTGCTCCATCTCTTCGGGGGAGTAGCTGTGCGTCAACCGGAGGAGCACGGCGATATCTGGGCCGAGCTCTGCCCGGACCACCGCGGCCGCCGCCGCATCATACGCCAAGCCCAGCTCCGCCCAGCCTGCCGTCAGCAGGTCAATGGGGTGGCCGCGGTAGTGGAGCGGGTTGTCTGGCGTGATCTTCTTGCGCCACGCCTGGACCGCAAACTGATCGCCCACGAGCGGCTGGCTGGCCGCCCACTCCAGCACCATTTCCCCGCGGTCCCCTATCAGCTGGGAGAGGCCATCGGAGCCCAGCTGCGCAGTGGGCGTGAACGTCCCGCCGCCCGGCCCCGTGAGCTCCACGTCTATGCCGGGGTAGCGCCCGGAGAGCGCCACGCCATCGGTGCGCACGAGCTCTGGGAGCGAGAGCTCGTTAGCGCGCTCGCGCGCGTAGATGCCCGCAATGGTGAGGTGGCGGCCCATGCGGCCGCCAAAGTCGGCATCATCCAGCGCCCACCCGTCCACCATTTGCAGCGTCACATATCCGGTGGCCACTTCCACCACTTCAAATACCCAATAGGCCGGGTAGTTGTAGAGCGGCCCCCACCAGCTCCGGCTGGGGCTCCCTATGAGCGTGGTGATGTTGCCGAACGCCGCAGTTACTTCCTCAAAGAGCCGCTTTTCGCGGTCCTGGCGCCGGGCCTCGCCAATGGAAAACGTCCACTTGAGCCCGCCGATGAGCTCAAACCGATTGACAAACCCCGTTACCAGTCCTTGCCACGTGTCGCCCGTATCGCGGGTGATCTCCAGAAATGCCTTGCGGGAGAGGAGCTGCTGCCGGGCCTCGGCGTCAAACACTTTCTCCGTCACCGCCCAGGTTACGTCATCATCCAGAAAGCGGTCCACCGCCTCCACGAGCCACGCGCCCACCGTGGCCTCGCCCGTGAGCGGGTTGAATTCCTGGCCATCGCCATGGGGGATGCCGCTGATGCAGAGCCGCGCGTCTCCGGGGAGCGAGCTGATCACCAGCTCATCGCCGTCATCATCGGCGTTGCGGATACGGAGGCGGAACGCCACCAAATCGTAGAAGTGGACGGCAAACACGGCGGACACCACCCAGCCGCTATACGTGAAGCCGTCATGCGCGCGGACTCGCACCTCATAGAGTCCGGCCGCCAGGTCTATAGTGTCCCAGGCAAAGGTGCGCGCGCTCTGGAGCGCAAAGAGCGAAGTCCAGGCCCCGGCGTTGACCCGGTACTCACCCTCATACTGAACCGGGTCTCCGTCCGGGTCTATGCTGGCAGGCCAGGAGAAGCGAAACTGCCGTTGCAGTGTCATCGCACGAGCACCCGCGCCGGAGCTGGGGGCGGTTCATTCGGCCCGAGCACCCGGTAGTTGTCCCACTTGTTGCCCACGATGCCGCCGCCCGAAGTGTTCACGTAGAGAAAGTCCACCCCGAAACGGCGGTGACTCGCATCATTGTACGGCGTGGCCAGCGTGAAATCCCCCACCGCCACGTCCGCCCCGCCGCCGTAGGGCTGGCGCAGAACGGTCACGAGCGCGCCCTCCACCTCAATGCAGAGCCGAAACGCTGCCAGCGAGATAGTAAGGTTCGTGGCGAGCGTGGCGCCTTCCGGCTGCGCGTTCCCCAGCACGCGCTGCCAGTAGATGTGCACCGTATCCACGGCATCCGAGACCGCCACCACCTTGACGTATTCCCGGTCCACGTCCAGCTGATCATTGCCGCGGAACGTCAGCGCTCCATGGTTCTGCGCGCCCGCGGTGTAGAGCTGGCGGAGCTCCATGTCACTCTCTAGCCGGAAATGATCGTGGGTAAGATCGCCCTGGAAGTGCGCGTACCCCACGCCCGCGCTCACGTTGTCCGGGCGTTTGAGCTTGTTGTCAAAAAGGCGAAACGCGGCCGGGTCTCCGCCGTCCGGGTTGGTCCCCTGGCCGAGGCCCACGTCCGCAACGTAGGCGGAAAAGGCGGAGTTATCGGCCCCGGTGAATTGGGCCAGGCCGATGATTGGCCCGTAGCTCGGCATCAGTAGTCTGCGATCAGCGGCAGGTCTGTGACGTGCTTGAGCTGGAGGCGCATCTCAAATTCAATCTGGCGCGGGTCCACGAACGTGAGCTCCGGCTCCGCGCCGGGCCGGAGGACGCAATCATATTCATGCAGCGACGTGTCCCCCACCGTGACCGCCACCTCGCCACCCGCCAGTAGCCACTGCTTGAGCCGGAGCGCTACGCTGTGCTCGGCGCTGGTGAGGTTCCGAATGATGAAGCTCACCACGTAATCACGGCGGTGGAGAAACTTCTGCGTCACGCCATCGCCCAGTGGCACCTCCAGGCTGGCTACCTCGTTAACGCCGGGCGTCCATTCGCCAAAACGATCACCGGGTGAGGGAATGGGACTCTTGAGGGTGGCCGCGCCCACGTCATCGGTGAAATCTATTTGCGAGCTCATCAACTCCTCCCGTAACCGCGGAGGACGCCCGCGCGCGCCATGCGGGCAATGGCCGCCTGCCCCGCGGGGTCATGCTCGCCAATGACGGTGAAGGACTGAAAGACGGGGCCAGCAGGCACCGGAGCGCCCCCCGCGGGCGCCGCCCGGCCCGAGGGCGAGGCAATGGAGCCGCCGATGATGCTGCCCGCGGAGATCGCGGCGCCAATCCAGGGTGAGATGCCGAGCGTAGGAATGGCCGAGAGCAGGAGGAGTGCGTTGCCGAGACCGCCGAGCGCGCCGAAAAAGTCGCCGCCCTTGAGGCTCTGGATGATGCCCGCCAAGAGCTGGGCGCCCGCCACAAGCATCTGGGCCGCCGCCTGGCGCGCCAGGCGCGCGTGCTCCTGCTCGGCCATGCCCAGCTCTATTTCCGCTTTCTCGGCGTCATGCGCGAGCTCTATGCCCTTCATGACTTCGCCCAGATAGTCATGGGTGGCGGCGCCGGAGTCCTCAAACGCTCCGGCCAGCTTGACGCCTTCTGCCGTCAGCTCTTTCATGTCCGCGGTGAGCGCCCGGAGGATGGCCGAATTGTCCACGGCGCCCACCGTGGGCAGTCGGCCAGCCCGGAAGCCGCGCAGGTCGCCAATGGCACCCGCCAGCGTGTCCTCTCGCGCGGTGGCGCCTACCTCATCCAGCGCCCCCTGCCGTCCGCGGAGCCGCGCGATCTCGGCCAGGATGCTCTTTCCCTCGCGCGTTTTCGTCCAGTCGCCGTGCGTGCCAATCATCCGGCTCAGTCCGGCGCCGCGTGCCATCAGATTGTCTATCTCTTCCCCGATGACACCACGCTGCGCGAGCGCGCTCAGCTCCTTGGGCGCACCAGGGAGGGACGCCTCCACCGCCTTGGCGATACGGGCCGAGCTCTCCTCAGCCTGCTTGGCCGCATCATCCCAGGCTTTGCTGAGGAGGCCAAGGCCGAGGACCGCGGCGCCCACATAGACGCCGCCCGGCGCAAACCCCAGCAGCGTGTTGCCCAATTTGCCCGCAGGCCCCACCACACCACCGATAGAGAGGCCCACGCCGCGCAGCACACCCTCCAGTTTCCGGCTGCCCTGGCTGGCTTTCTCGCTCTTGTCGCCCAGGTCATCGAACGCTGCGCCACCCTTCCGGCCGCGGCCCTCCAGCTCGGCTAGCGCGCGATTGGCCTGGGCGAGGCCGATGCTTTCAATGCGGAGCGCGAGCGCCGCTAAATCCAGGGCTCCCCCTTCACCTGCCATGGCGCCGCCGCTCCTTTCTCTGCCGCCGTTGCTGCCTGGCCCGTGTGTCCTGGGCCGCCTGCGCGAATCGGGCCGCGCGCTGCTTCACCTCTTCGGGGCTCACGGTCTCCGCAGGCCGCTCCGCCAGGAAACTCTGGTACTCTTTCCAGAGGCGGTCAGGCGCGTGCTGCGCCATGGAGAGCCGGAACGCCTGCTGAAATCCCTCTGCCTCACGGAGCCACGCCGCCAGCCGCTCGGCGTCCTGCATCGTTAAGAATTCCCAGAGCGTCCAGTCATAGGGCTCCAACAACTGCGCCCGGATGCTCCGCCCTGCGGCCGCGGCTACTCGGGCACAGATGACGCCGGGCTCATCGCGGGGAGCGGGGCCTCTCCGGCCCCCGCGGCTTTTTTTTCAATCGCCTCCACCTGCTTGAGTAGCTCTTGGATGCGGCCCTGCGCTACTCGCAGCACCACGCCGCACTGGATGGCGGTAAAGCCGTCCACCTCCTCCTCGGTAAGCGAGGGGAGGCAGCGCTTGGCCAAGTCCCAGAGAATTCTGGTATTCAGCAGGTCCGGGTGTGGCTCTGCCTCGGGGTGCTCCGCGAAGCTGGCAGCCGCCATGCCCAGGCGGTGCAGGGCTTTCATGATCACGCCATCAGCCCCGCGGACGGCCACCACGCGGCCGTCCGCCAGCTTGATCTCTCCCGCTGGTCCGTCCAGCGTGGAAATGTCCAGCGGCCCGAGCGTCACGAGAGCGCCGTGACCATTTCGATGACGTAGCCGGGATGCCCTTCCGTCTCCGCCTCGGGGATGCGCGCCTCTATTGTCACCTGCACCTCGCCCTCCGCCCGGTCATTGCCCTGCACCTGATACTGCGCGCAGAAGGCTTTTGGCATCCTGATCTGGCAGTAGCCCCCCTGCCCACGATCAAACACCAGGCGGACGTGCGAGAGATACTCCCCCTCGGCCAAGAGCTGGCCCGCAGGCTGGGGCGATATCACCAGGCTGCTGGGGTCTGAGCCTACGGTGGTGGAACCGGGCTCAAACTTGGCAATATCCTCGGGGCCAAAGTGGATGAACCGCCCCGAGAATTTCGCCGCCACATACGCCTTGCGGTCCAGGCCGATGCGCGGCGCCTTCTCGCCATCGTACCCGATGTGCCGCCACTCGCTGCCCGGCTCCCACGTGATGCCGCCGCGGGTGGCGCCCCAGATGTTGTTTCCTACGTAGAGCACGCCCGTATCCAGCAGCACGTCATCTGGCAACCGGGTGGTGTAGCCGCTGCTCATGGAGCCCTCCTAGGACGGGATATCGTACTGCGTGAGGAAGCGGGGCCAGACTACGAAAGTGTAGACCGCCCGGATACTGCATACCTCCCGGTCTGCCGGGAGCTCAAAGGGCGGCAGCTGGCTGCGGCTCCGCTCGCCCCGTGAGAAGATCAGCCCGGAACCGTTGTCAGTCCAGGCGAGGAACGCCTCGTCTACTACATCGGCTATGCGCTCCAGCGCCGCCAGCTCTTTGCGCGGCCGCGCCACAAACTGCACCTCTACGAGCCACTCCTCGCGCCGCCCGTTGTACTCGCCCGTCTTGGGGCGGTCCAGCACGGTCATGACGGCATACGGATATGTGACGTTATCGGGGGGCTGGATGAAGTACCAGCGCGAGCCCAGGAGCGTGGCCGCCGTACTGCCGCCCAGCGCGCTGAACGTCAGGGCGCGCTGACGAATCGCCCGCAGGATGCTCTCCGTTGAAAACGTGCTCACGGAATCCTCGGAATCTTGCCGAGCGCCAGCCTGATCTGCGCGGCATACGCCCGCGCCTGCGCCCGGCGCGTGTCTATCAGCGCGGGCACCCAGACGGGCCGCCGCTCGTAGCGGCGCGTCCAGGCGTTATGATGGCCGAGCTCCCAGTAGAGATTATAGAGCAGGTCCGTGCCCACCTTGATGTAGGCATCCCCGTGGAATTCCTCCACGTTGCCGCGCGTGACATGATTGAGCGAGGTGCCCGTCACGAAATCGCCGGAGGTGTAGCCGCCGCGCAGTCCGCGCTTGACGGCGTTTTGCACCACGTTGGCCGCCGCGATCAGCCCGAGCGCGCGCCCCTGGAGCAGTGCCTCCTGCACCGCAGGAATGTTGGACCGCCAGCTGCGGGGCGCCATCAGCTTTCCACCACTACTACCTCGCCGTCCGGCACGAGCGCGAGGCTGAGCACCTGCTCCCAGCTCTCCCGGTGCACCGTGCGGCCGAGGATGCGGTAATAGACGCCCAGCTCGGGGGACACCAGCCCGGCCTCATCCACCGCAATGCCGAGGTGGAGCGCGGCGCGCGCATCCACCCGCTGCTTGGCACCGCCCGCCAGTGTGATCTCCCGCGCGTTCTCCTGCTGGAAGCTGCCCCAGTACGTACCCTGGCGCGCGTAGCTGGAGACAGTGAAGCCGCCGCTGCTCCCATCGGAGTAGGTGTAGAGGGTGAGCGAGCGGTTGGTAAACGAGCTCACGCGGCGCTCACCAGGCGGAGCCGCTCCAGCTTGCTCTTGATGTGCGGCGGGATATCGTCCGTGGAGAACGAGCGGCTGAGCCCTCCGGCCGTGCCTTCCGAGCTCACGCCAGGGCTCGTGCGCCGCTGGTACTTGTCGGCCACGAGCGCGAGCAGCGCGCCGTTCACAATGGGCTCGTACTCCAGGGCGTAGCGCTCCGAGGCGGAGAGCCCCACGTCCGCGGTGATCGTGTAGGGGCCATTGGCGAACGCCGCGCCCGGCACCGCCTCCAGCATCCCGCTTTCCCCATGGACCACGTAATCGGTGTCCGGCACCGTCTCCCCGTCTGCATCCACCACACTCACGCTGTCCGGGTCAATCGGCCACTGCGGCAGGGAAAGCCGCTGCACCACGCCGTACACCAGCACCGCCTTGGCCGGGTCCGTGTAGTTCCGTTCCACCGCGGTCACGGGGCGGCCAATGTACCCGATGATATCCGCCAGCGCCTCCGCCAGGTAAATGGTGAGCAGGGAGTTTTCCGAGCTATCGGGGAGCCGCAGGTGGCTCACGCAGTGGGCCACGGTCACGAGCGTCATACTACAGCCTCCTCGGGGGCGCCTACCAGCTCCGGGTAACGCGCGTGAATGAGCGCCAGCGTAGCCTTGCGGGTGGCGGAGCGCCGCTTGTTGTACGAGCCGTGCCGCGTTTTCACGGTGCCCGTTTTCTGGCCGGGGTGTTGGCGGTACACGGTGGTCACGGCCTCAATGCCGTGGAAGATCGCGCCGCATGAGAGGAGCCGGAGATGAAACTCCCACTCCTCGGCCGTGCGCAGCGTCTCATCCCACGCCCCGGCGCGCTCCCAGGCGCGGCGGCGATACACCGTCGCCGTGCCGTGCACGAGGAACGGGACGCCCGCCCGGAGGTGGGCGGCGGTGAGCACCGGATGCTGGCGCACGGTCTCCAGCAACTTGGGCGGCGTGTGGCCGCCCATGCCGTCCGCATCCACGTAGAGCGGCAGCGAGTACACCACCTCGGTGGCGGGCCGCTGCTCAAACACGGCCAGCGCGGAGCTCAGCTTGTTGGGCAGTATCCAGTCATCGTCCTGCACCACGGTGAGGTATTCGCCTTGCGCGAGCTCGGCCGCCCGGTTGAGCGAGGCCGAGAGCCCAGGGCGATGGCCGCGCACGTAACGGCTGCGGGGAGGGAGCCGCGGCATTTCGTCCCCGTAGAGGGGGTCTGCCGCGTCACGGACCACGATGAGCTCCCAGCGGGTGGGGCCACAGTCCTGCGCCTCCACCGAGGCGATGGCCTCACGCAGCCAGCCCATGCGGGCGTAGCCGTGCGTGGGGATGATCACGGAGCAGAGGCTCCGAATCATTTGTAAATCACAGCTTGATCATGGAGGATGACCGCCTCATGGTGGCCAGGGAACATGCCCGCAATGCGCTCCAGCGTGACCTGCTCCCACTCGGGCGTGGGCTTGGGTTTACCGAAATCGTTTACATCATCCACCACCACGATATCACGGAACGGCCGCGCGGCAATAGCCTCCAGCTCCGCCCAGAGCGGGAGGCCCTCCTCCTGGCCGCCAACCGCAGGGTGCTTGAACCAGTGCGCATCCAGATACCAGCACACGGGCTCGGTGAGGCGCGTGGCGAGCCAGCGCACGGCCCAGCGCGAATCTCCGAAGAGCACCGAGACGTTGGGGCACTCCACCAGCAACCGCTCTGCCGCCGCCTGGTAGAGCTCGCGTTTGATCTCCACCGAGAACACGAGGCCAAACTCCGCGGCCGCCAGGCGGGTGGTTTTGCCTTCAAACGTGCCCGTCTCCATGAAGATGCGGACCCCCGCATGGAGCTCGTGGCGGGTATGAATCGCCGCCAGCTTGGCCGCGGTCATGCCCGCCATCAGCGCATCTCCAGCGCGATGGGTGCCGCGCGCTCCACCGTGGGCTCGGGCGGGGAGCTCACCTGCACCACAGACGGCGGCCGCACGCCGCCAATCGTGAACCGGAGCCGCCAGCCGCCGTGCGCGTCCAGTAAGTCCAGATAGCGGAGCGCCACCGCCGCCTCATCGTGAAAGCGCTCTACGTACCCCTGCACGCGCACCGATTCCTCCAGGCGGAAGTCTCCCTCCTCGTACAGCCGCCGCAGCGCGGCCTCCAGCTCGGCGCCATCGTTCGCATACGTGTACGGCACGGCGCCCACCTCGCTGCGATACTGCGCCGCCACGTAAGGGTCTCCCGCGATCACGGGCAACCCCATGGCCGCCGCCTCCAGGCCGGAGCACTGGATGCCCAGCCAGAACGAATCAAAGGCCGCATCACACGTGGCCTTGAGCGCGAGCGCCTCTCGGTGGCCCATGCCTTCAATGACCACGGGCTCAATGGCGAGCCCCGCGGCCTGGAGCCGCTCACACGCCGCCAGAAACTCCTCCGTGCCCTTGAGGTGCCGTTTGCTCGGAGAGTGCGCTACGCGGAAGGTGTCATGCGGTTCCCACACGCGCGCGTGGAGCTCCTGATACTCCCGGCACGGCACCGGGTTGGGCAGCCAGCGCAGCCCCTCCCCGTATTTCGTGAGCTCTAGGTTGGAGATCAGCCGGAGCGCGCCGAGCTCCCGGTCCCGGTGCGCGTAGAAGGCCGCCATTTTCCGCAGCATGGTGCCATGGTGGTGAATCACCAGCAGGCGCCCGGTGTCATGCGCGAAGCGGCCCAGCTCGGGCTCCTCGCCGCCGAGCAACCCTCGGACCACGCCGTAGTCCAGATGACAATGCACCACGTCCGCCTCCAGCAGCGCGGCCCGGAGCTGGGGCGCATCGGCCTGGATATCGTACTGCATGAGCGCCTTGAACGTGTTGCGCGCGGCGGCCGAACCCAGGAGCGAGGCGTGCGGCGTGGTGCAGTTGATTGCGGTGTGGAGGCGGTAGGCCACCATGCCGGGGTCATAGTGCGTGAGCTGGAGGATGCGGAGCGCCTCCCGCCCGCCCACCATGGCGTCTGACGCATCCGAGCGGCCGGGCAACGCCACCGCCGTAGCCTCGGCCTTGAGCTGGGTGCGATGCAGCGCACGTTTGACAGAGGAGCGCCAGGGCGTGTGCCCGAGGCCGCGGCGATTCTCCAGCCGCAGGCCAGTGGCCACGTGGAGCGCCAGGCCGCCGTACTGGTGTGTCGCCAGGAGTCGCTGCCCGGCCCAGAGCCAGTGATGGCGCCCCGCGTAGCGCAGGCCCGGCTGCCAGCGGATGAGCCGCGGCTGGCCGTAGGCCCGCTGATACAACGCGCTCACGATATCCACCCAGCCCACATCCAGCTCGGGCAGCGTTCGGAGGAGGCGCGCACCCTCCACCCATTCGTCTGCATCCACGATGAACCGGAGATCACCCTGGCGCCCCGCCAGCAGCAGCGCCGTGCGCTTGTCCAGCTGCGTGCCGTTCTCCAGTTGCCACAGCCTGATCTCCTTGCCGGGCGCCGCCTGCCGGAGCTCGGCCAGGTAGTCCTCCAGCCCGTCATCACTCGCGCCGCCGCCGTAAGCCCCGTCCAGCACGTCTACCCCGTCCACGTGCTCAAACCATGAGGGCAGGCAGCGCTCCAGCGCCGGGCGGTCATTCCAGATGTTGATGCAGGCAATGATGCGCTGGCCGCCAAGCGCACCCGGTGCGTGCGCCCGCAGCATGCGGCCGACTCCAGGGCGCCACTGCGCCTGCGTGGGATGGCGGCCTGCGAGACAACGCTCCAGTAGCGGGGGCGTGGTGTGGGTGAGATGCTGCGCGAGACTGGGCTCGCAGTAAAACTCCTGCCCCACTTCGCGGACCACACCTGCCACCCGGCAGCGTGAGATCACACGGCAGAGCACCCAGCCCGGAGGGCCAGGCGGGGGCGTCCCCCCACCTGGCTTTTCCGCGTCTTGCCCCTGATTAGGAGGCAATGTCATCGCCCAGCACAACAAATGGGCTGTGCGGGGCCGTCTTGACGCTGCCCGAGGCTTTGTAGCTGTACTCGCTCTCGGGAATCGGGATGCCGCCGCCGCGGGTGAGGAAGCGGTAGGCGGTAATGTCGTTCTGGAACTTGTAGTGGATGGAGCTCTCCACCGTGAGCGCCTGGCGCAGCGCGTAGGCGTAGAATCCACCGTTACCCAGGGCCAGATCACCCTTGACGCCCAACACGGGCGCCATGTCCGTGACGATCACGGGCAGGCCCAGCAGGGTCATGACGGGAGCCGCGTTGAGGCTCTGGAGGAACGTCACGAGGTTGTTGCCCGTCAGGGTCAGCGCGAAGAGCGCCGGGAGCACGGTGCGGTTGCAGAACCAGGCCGAACGCCCCACGCCAAACGTGTGCTTGGCGTACATGGCGAAGATATCGGCCGTGGTCACGCTCTGGCTCGTGGTCCGGTTGACGGTGATCAGCGCGCCGTTGTTGGCGTGGAACGCGCCGAGCGGCGCGGAGCTGCCCGTGCCGTCATAGGAGCAGAGCTCCGCCAGGTAATTCACCACCTGGCCGCCAATCAACTTCTGCACCGTGGGCGCCAGCTCCCCGGTGAAGTCATCCACCAGCGTCTCATCACCCAGCTCCGTGTAGGCCGCGATCTTGTAGGCGGTGAGGATGCGCTGCGAGAAGCTGGGCTGCTTCTCCGTCTTGCTGCTGCCCTCGCCAATGATGCCTACGTTGGCGATGCCCGAGAGCGGCCGTGTGCGGCCGCTCGCGTCCGTCTGCTGCGCGATGGGGATACGCAGCGTGCGGCCCGCCATGGGGTAGCGGGTGGCAATGTCCATGAAGCTGGGCTGCTCCACGCCGATGGAGAAGATGCTCGCCACCTGCTGGAGGGGGAGCAGGTATTCACCGTGCGACACGTCGCCCGCCGTGCCGATGATCGCACGGGTATGCAGCTGCTCCAGGCGCTTGTGCGCGGTTTCCTGCTTCTCGCTGAGCGCATATTCCTTGCGCCCGGTGCCCGCCCGCGCCAGTGCCAGCAGGTAGCCATTGGGACCGCCGAAGTAGCGGGCGATATCCTTGCCAATGGATTCCATCTGGGCGCGGAACGTCAGCCCCTCTTCATCGCCGGGCTGTACGTGCTCGGGATTCTTGAGCCGCGCGAGCCGCGTCTCAAACTGCGCCTCCGATTCTCCGGCCGCCCGCTGCTCCTGCCGCTCAATCTCGGCAGCCGGGGTGAAATCTGCGATGGCCGCGGCCCGTGCCTTGTAGTCACGGATGCCTTGCATGGCCGTTTCCAGCTCCTCCTTGGTCATTTTGATATCGGGGTCCGCCACCCGCGCCAGGAGCTCATCCGCCTTGGCGAGGAACGCCGCGGCCTTCCGGCTCTTCTCGGGCGATGCGATCACGGCCGTAGCCATGAGCATCTTGGAACCCCCGGCCGCCGCCAGCCCCTTCCAGAGCGGCAGCGCCGCCCCGTAGAGAGCCGTCAGCAGGTGGTCTGCGCCCGGCACGATGGCCCAGCCTACGGCCAGCGCGAGGACGGCGAGCGCGAATCCCAGCAGCGCCCGCGGAGTAATGCGGTTCATGTGGTCTGACTCCTTGAGAGGGTTACGACTTGAGCGCCGCGGCGAGTGCCGCCCGTCGCTCTTCCATCGTTGCCTCTGGAGCCGTGGCGGCGATCTCCGGCGCAGCAGCGCGGGTGTCCGCGCGAGCCTCGGCCGTAGGTGCCTCCGGTGACGCCTGGCTAACGATCTGCAACGCACGCTCCGCGCCAATCACTGGCACGATGGCCCGGAGCGCTTCCTCCGCCAGGGCGGCCGTGCTGCGTACCGCCAGCACCTCCGTACCCGGCACGCTGGAGAGGGGCACAATAGTGCCCTCGTACAGCTCTATCTCTTCAAACTGGTAGGCGCGCATCTTGACGCCATCGGCGCCCACGATCTCCACCACCTCGCCCTCACGTTCCACGAATCCGATGCTGGCGCCCGTGTGGGCGCCACTCGCCAGGACCGCCTCCAAATACTCCTTGACGCTCCGGCCCTCGGCCGTATCGAAAATGTCGGCGCTCATCAGCACGTCATCCCCGGCATCGGTCAGCGTGCGGACCACGCCCACGTGGGTGCGCGTGCCGTGCCGATGGAAGCCGCTGCCGTTGCTGTCCATGTTGGCGAAGAGCGCCACCCGGCCCGCGGGCACTTTCTGGGCGCGCGTCTTGTCAATGCAACCGCGCTTGAAGAGTGTGCCGCGATCATCCACCACGCCGTAGCGCAGCAGGACCGCCTGCACGCGGCCGATGATGCCGGGCGGGAACGCAGGCTCCCCCTCGGCGGGGGCTGCGCGGAACGTGAGGCTTTGGAGCGTCCGCTCGTGTCGGCGCGGTTCCAGCTTGGGCGGGGCGGCGGTTTTCATGCGTCCTCCTGGGTGGCGCTCAGCGCGAGGAGCAGGTCCAGCTCCCCAGTCCCGAGCGCATCAGTGTCCGGGCTGAAACTGGCCTCGGCAATGGATGCGATGAGCGCCAGCTCGTGCGCGCTCTCAATGTAGGTACTCCGGCCCTGAATGGCAGACGGGCGCCAGGCGTAGACCATGCCGCGGACCCGGACGTGACGCTGGAAGCGGAGCCGCGCCACGGGTGCGGGCGCGTGCCCTGGCGTGAGCCGTCCCCGGAGGCGGCGGTGCTTGGGCGGGCGTGGGTGCAGCCAGTGCAGGCCACGGGGTTGCTCGCCGCCCCAGCCGCCGCCCCCGTCCACATCCAACACCACCGGAGCAGCTGCTCCCACCACTTGATAGGCGTCATTCTGAAATACGTCTTTCTGAAAGGGGCCGTTCATGCGCTGGTGCCCTCGGGTTTCCGGGCGCACGCCTGGAGCGTTTCCTGATTGTGCGTCAGCTTGTACTCCACCCGCTCCACGTGGAACCCGGCCCCCTCCAGATCAGCCTTGAGACTGCCCGCGGTAAACGCGGACTTGTGAAACTCGCCCTCGTGCGACTGGAGGCCAAAGATCAAATGCTCGGCCCAGGCGCGGTCTGGCCCGTTCAGCCAGTAGCGCGCGGCGTAATCGAAGTTGGGCACCTGCACGATGCAGCGCGCGCCCGGCGCCAGCAGCCGGAACCATTCCAGCAGCGTGGCGCTTACCTGGCCCATGGCCACGTGCTCCAGCGCGTGCGAGCTCCAGATTTCATCCACCGAGCCATCCGGCAGCGGCACGTCCCACATGAGCGCCTTGATATCGGCGTCCGGGTAGAACTGGTCCACCGTCACGAAATCCTCGGCACGCGGATAGGCGCCTGCCCCCATATCCAGCTTGAGGCGCTTGGACTCGCGCACCACTTGCAGGTGGAGGGCGGGCAGGTTCAGCGCGGCGGGCGCCGTCACTTGGCCACTCCGGCCAGGACCGCGGGCAGCTCCGTGCCGTAGTGCGCAGGCATCTGCGGCGTGGGACACATCAGCCCCGGCGCCTCGCTCGGCCCGAGATTCGGAAAGCTCTGCTCAAAGCCATCCAGATGGCCGACACGAAAACGGTTGGTCATTTTGAGATAGCCCCCCATGTACCGATTTTCGGTCCCGAAGATCGCCGCCACCAGCTGGCCGTACTCCTCAAAGTCCTCAATGGCGCGCTCCAGCAGGCGGCGACTCATGAGCATACAGCCCAGCTCGTGGTAGTAAAACTCCTTGCCCGTGAGGCCCGAGGCTTTCGCCGCGCTCTCATGCATCGGGTAGGCGTGCGTCACGAGGTGGATGCGCGCATGCAGCGCGGCCTCCACCATGATGCGCAGGGACTCCGGCGCTGGTGTGTTGTCGGCCTCCACGCTGAACACCCAGTAACAGTCCAGGGCTTTGGCGCGCTCCAGAATGAGCTGCCAGCACCGGAGGAACGTGCGGTCCCAGTCTTTCCACGGCTGGAGGTGGGTGCAGTCAATGCCCTTGGAGCGGATGAGCTCAAAGTAGTTGCGCGTCACCGCCGTGTTGTCCACTTGATACGCGAAGCGCGGCTCCTCGTAATCCAGCGCGCGAAACGCGGCTATCCATGGGTCCAGCGCGTACTCCTTGCCCGCATACGTGGGGCACGCCACCAACACGCGCCCTTTCATCCGTGCCCCACGGGCCGCGGCTCTATGCGCTCCGTGCCGCAGGCAATCCAGCGGCGCGCCGGGCCATCGTACATGAACACGGCGCCGCTGTCGTCCAGGGCGTAGAGCGTGTGCCCCTCTTTGGTGGCCACCGCTTCCAGCTGCACAAACTTCATGGGATAAGCTCCACGGTTATGGCGGCGATCACGAGCAGCACGAGGAAAAACACCACCCACGGCGCCCACTGGTGGAACCACCTCACGCCGCCATCCGCTGAATAAAGGCGAGGGCGTAGTAGCTGGGCACGTTGCTCACGGTGTCATGCGCACTGATCGCGTGCGGGTCCGCCTGCGTGACGGAATGGGAGAGGGTGCCCGCCACGCCGTGGGCGGCGGGCGCGGTGATCTGGTGGACACCGTAATCAGTGCCCCGGTGCGTGCCAATCGCTTGGTGCGAGAGGGACGGCAGGCTGAGATCAGCAACGGCCACGGCGCTGGAGGCGTGCGAGTGCGAGCCCGTGGGCACGGACACATCCACACCGCTGGCAATCGCCTGCGAGGGGACGGACACATCTACGCCCGAGGCAAAGGAGCGTGTTGGCCCGGAGGCATTGGCGGCCGAAACCACGGGAAGCGTTTGAGACCCCACCGACACGGAGACCGAGGGCTGCGAGCCCGTATGACTTTGCACGTTGGCGGTATGCGTGCTGGCGTTCGGGGGGATGCGGTTGAGGCTCGTGTTGCCCGTAGCCGCGCCAGAGTTGACGCCCGTAACCGTGATTGTGAGGGCGGGGACGGAGACCACGCCCGTGGTGGCCGTACCTACCTGCGAGGTAAACGTGACGGTTTGAGCAGGCGTGCTACCCCCAGCATGCGAGGCGATGGAGCCCGAGGGGCGCGAGGCGGTAGCCGCGGCCACCGCCAGGCTGGGACGCGAGCCCGTGACCGCGGCGTGAGACCCGGAGTGCGTGGGGACGGTGGCCGCAGGCTGCGTGATCGTGGTGGCGGCGTGCGAGAGGGCGGCGTGCGTCAGGTCCGGGTGGTCCGCAATCGCCAGCGAGTGCGTGAGCCCCGTGTGATCGCCTACCGCGGCCCCCGCGTGCGAGAGATTGGCGTGGCCCGAGTGGGAGTGCCCCGTAGCGCCGCCTGACACTTTGAGGCTGCCCTCAATTTCGGATTTCGCTACGCCCGCCTGGTCCTGCTTGGCGCCCACCACAAACTTGTCCCGCAGGTCCGGGCCGGGCGCATTAGCCGTGCCATCGCAGAGCGCCCAGCGGGTAGGTATCGCCGCAATGGCCCCGCTCCACATGATGATGCCGCCCACCGGGATGCGGGCGGCGCTCTCAATCATGGCCTCGGTGATCGCCTCCGGGTCTACGTCATGGTCCTCATTCCAGTTGGAGGACTTGATTTCGTAGAGCGGGTCATCCGGCAGCGTGGCCGGGGTGGCGTGTCGTATGCCCGCCATCAGCGACTCACGCGGGGCTCAACTTCATACGTGTCCAGCTCGTTCATGGCCTGGGGCTCGCCGCCCGCCAGCTCGGCATGGAGCACGCGCGGCGTGCCGCCTGGCGCGGCGCGCGTCACGATGGCGTAGCCCGTCACGCGCCCGGCCCACCCCTTCACGCCTACCTCCCAGGTCTGCGGGGCGTAGCGCGCGCTGTCCGCGCCGCGCACCTCCCAGAGCGTGTCATAGAGCGGGCGCCGCGCGTAGCCCAGGCCCACGGGCTCCACGAGCTCCGCATACGTCAGGCTGTCACTGAGGGAGCGGTTGCAGATGAGGAGGAGCTCTAGGTCCGCCGCGCGGTCCAGGCTCGTGCGGTGGTAGGTGAGCTGCATGAGCAGCGCGCGGCCCTCGGCCGGAGTCACGCCCGGCATTATTCGCGCAGCGCGAGGCCGGAGATCAGCTTGAATGTCTTGGGGCGGCCCAGCTCATCGCGGCTGTCTACCTCGGCGCGTATCACGCGCGCGAGCCGCTGGCCCAGTACGGGCTTGGCGCTGCGCTCCACGTCGCTGGAGTAGAAGAGCTGGCCGCAACGGCAATTGATCACGTCCTCGGCCGCCGCGCGCTGGTCCCCCGGATAGGCGAGGTTGGGCGCGTAATCCTGGGCGATGGGCACGCGCTTGCCGTCCAGCGCCGCATGACTGTCCCTCACCCGGTCATCGCCCTGGCTCAGCCATTCCTTTTCTTGGAAGATTTCCAGCTCGCGCGCCGCCACGAGCTCGCCCTCGTTCAGCGCGCCTATGCTCTCGGTGCGGGCGATACGTTCGGCACGCACCGGGGCCTGGCCCGCGAATACCGCCTCATCAATCAGCGTGGCGATTTCGCGCACGCCCAGGCTCGCGTCATGGCCCGTGGCCACTATCGCCGTGATCTGCCGGGCGGTTTCCTGCGTCACGTGCGTGGCCAGGAGCTCGGCCCGGTTGCGGATGGCGGTCTGCACGCGCGGGTTGTTGAGATCAAACGAGAGGCCCACGTTGTCCGCCATCATGCCGCCCGCCACGTTCACCGTTTCGCTGATGAGCGCTTTGTAGCGCTCCAGCCAGGCGCGGAACGCGCTGCCCTGCGGTTTCTGGTAGGTCTCCAGCACCCGGCGCAGCGGGTCCAGGGCCGGGGACGTTTCGATGCCTGCGCGCGCCTCCAGCCCGAACGCCGCGGCGCACAGCTCGCGCTCCTGCTGGAAGAGGGCGGCGGCCGCCGAGCGGTAGGGCGCCTCACTGGCGGTGGCGCGCGCATCCATCTCCGCCCAGAGCAGCTGCCGCCGCGCTTTCGTGAGCACCATACCCCGGCTCAAGAAGCGCGTGCGCCCCTCTACGGGCTCACCCTCGGTGCCGGGCTTGGGCGGAGTGGGCGCAGGCTGGCCGTTGCCATTCGCGTTGCCATTGCCGCCCGGCGCCGGAGCCCCGAACGCAAACGGGTCACGCGGCTTGCCGTGCTCAATGGCGTCACTCACGAGGTATTCGCTGCGGCCCGTGGTGCCCACCAGCGTGTCCGTGGCGTCCATCTCAGGGTCACGGCCCGTCATCTGGCGGAATTCCTCACGCGAGATGCCACCCGCCTGGAGCTCGGCGCGCCCACGCTCGGACACCTCTTTGGCGTCCTGCGTGAGCTGCTCCAGCGCACGGCGGCTGAACCGCACGTACACATTGCCAAACTCGGGCGTCAGCCAGTTGTTGAGCTCGGCCTCCAGTGCGCGCATGAGCGGCAGCACCGCCTGCTGAATGAGGCGGCGCCGCGCCTCCACGTACTGCTGGCCACTGAGCCCGCCCTCCGCGCCCTTGGCGCTCCCAATGGAGATCATGCGCGGGTCCACGTTGAACACCGCACAGATGCCCTCGCGCGAAATCGCGCGCATGTCAGGGAATTCCAGCTCACGGAGGTTGTGGCCAATCACCTTGATATCCTTGACCTGGCGGAGGAATTGGACGGAGCCGCGGCCGCCCCGGTTGGCGTATTCCTCCTGCCACTTCTCCTTGGCGATCTTGAGCTCGCCGTCCTGCGCCGTGCCCTCGGTGAGCACGGCGATGCCCGGCGCCCCAAAATTCTTGAGCATCTGCCGGACGTACTCCGAGCCCTCCTGATCAGTGGCCATTTCCAGCAGCGCGGCCGCCGCCCGCGGGTAGCCAAACGCCCAATCCCCGCCCGCCAAATCACGGAAGTGGATGAAGTCGGCCACGGGCGAGTAATGCGTGCGGCCGCCACGGTCCCGCCACTGGTATTCGATGGCGGCATCCGTATCGGGATTAAAAAAGGCGTAGGAAATGTCCTCGGGGTGCACGAGACGGAGGCGGCTGATCTTGTTGGGGAGGCCCGCGCCACCGCCCTGGCGCTCAATCACCAGGGCGCCATTGCCGTAGAGCTGGAAGTGCACGGCCAGCAACCCCCGGCGCCGCGCTCCGCTCATGCTAAAGTCGGACTTTTCCAGCAGCTCGCCAATGATGGGGTGGTCAGGCAGCTCGCGCTCTTCGCCGCCTGCGTCCTTCTCGTAGGCTTCAAACGGCACGGCCTCCAGCTGCTCGGCCACCACGCGCACGCACGCCTGCACCACGGCGTTGCGCTCCCAGCCCACAATGCGCGCCTCTCGGCCCGTGGCCTGAAACTGGCCGGGGGCCTCGCCGCGCAAAAGGTTCCAGCCTACGCTGGAGTCACTGAACCAGGCGGGCATGGCGCGCGCCTGGAAGAGATTGGCAAGCCGCGCCAGCATGCCGGGCTTGGCGGGGGTCTCGGTGTAGCCGGAGGGGAGGCGTGGACTCATCGGGCAAACCCGAGAATGAGACCTGGCGGCATGGCAGGCGACGTGAACACGGGCACACCCAGAATGGGGCCTGCACGCTCCACGCGCAGATCATCCCGCAGCACGCCCTCCGAAATCAGGAAGCCGCGGAACGCTGGGCGCGGCCACTTCCCCATGCCACGCAGCTGGCGGCGGCGGAGCTTGGAGGGACCACTGAATTTGCGATGGAGGCGGATGATATCCTCGGCCCGGAGCGGGGCCGAGTCACTGCGCGCGGTGGCGGGTGCGCTCATACCACCAGCAGGCCCGCATGGGCGGCGAGCTTGTTGAACGCGCCCGAAGCGGCGTCCACCGAATCCTTGCGCGCGCCCTTGGGGAAGGCGTGCAGCTCATCCAAAAACTCAGCGTTCCAGGGGCCGCGCACAAGCTTCACATTACCAGCATATGCCTGCGCCGCAAGTGGCTGGGACCGCAGCAGCTTGTCCCCGGTGACTCTATCGGCGTACACCGAGAAGCCCGCCAGGTTGCGGATAGTGGCCTCGGCGCTCTCTTTGCCGCCTGAGCCCGGCTCCTGCTCCACCCACTGCACCGTGCCCTCGGGGTCCGTTTCCGCCAGGCTCCGCCAGAGCGCTTCCCGCTCCGCCACGTTCATGCGGGCGGCGTGCGCGTGCTCCACGTAGTAAATGCCATTGTGCCGGGCCATGCGCACCGAGGCCGAGCGCGCGCCGCGCGGGTTGCCCTTCTCTGTCTTGTCTTTCGTGGCCGCTTTGTCGCCATAGCGCACGCGCTGGGCGCCTACGGGCACGGCGTCTACGATCTCAAACCAGCCGCGGCTGAACACGTTGCCCGTGCTCGCCCTGATTTTCCAGTTGCCGTTCAGTAGGCGCTCACGCTCAATGAACGTCCCGGCCAGCAGCGTGGCCCGGTAGCCAGGGTCCGCCTGCATCCCGAGCACATTCTCCTCCATGTGGCCGGGAATGAATGTCACGCTCTTGGGCAGCAGGTCCGCCTCTTTGATGCCGCGCTCCCGGCCCAGCGCAATCACCTGCTCGCGCGAATCGGCCCAGAGGATGGCGTCCGTTTCGTCCCCGGCCCGCAGCATCCACCGGAGTTGCCCGGCGCGCTCTTGAATCGGCAGCCCGGTGTCCGGGTTGAGCCACCAGCCGAGAAACCCATTGAATGTGCGGTTGTGCTCATCGTACTCCGCCAGCCAGCAGTCCGGGTCCGGGTTGCAGGTCATGCGCATGTACGGTCGTATCCCGCACGTGGTGCGGTTGCGGCCGAAGAGATACCAGATCATCGGCCCGGTGAAGAGCTCGGCCTGGTCAATCCCGAGGTAGGCGATCTGCGCGGACTTCCAGCTCTCTACATCGGTGGGCAGCTGGCACGCGCCAAACTCCACCACCGCCCCCGAGGGAAATGTCCACTTGAGCGGGCCTACCAGGGGCTCGGCGCCGAGGTGCGGGTAAATCTTCTTGCTCTCATCCCAGAGCCCACCCGGCCGCGTGAGCTCGGGGCGCGTGCGCCGGAAGATGATGCCGCGGAACCCGCCCACCTTGTGGTGGCGGATGGGCTCCAGCTCCAGCGCGAATGTCTTGCCCGCGAACGCCACGCCGCCGAAGATCGCAATGTCCGCCTCGCTGGCGAGGAACGCCTCCTGGCCACCCGGCTGCGGGCGCACGATGCGGCGCGAGATCGCGGGGGCGGTCAGGGTGTGGACAACGCTGTGGAATTGTGGACGGCGGCCGCCTTGAGCCGGGCGTGCATGATCTCCCCGAGCTGGCGCCACGTGATGGACTGCGCGCCTGCCGCTATCGCCTGCGCGCGCTTACTGAGCGCAATGTCAAAGTGCTCACGGGGCGTGCCGGGATGCTGCACCCAGCGGCGCGCTACGCCGATAGTGTCAGCCATCGCTCGCAGCTCCTCCGGGGTATCAGCAATCATGTGGCACATGATCATCCGGCCGAATTGCGCGCGCATGTCGTCTACGTAGACGGTCATGGGCGCACCAGCAGGGACTTGGAGAGCAGCGCCTCCGCGCGCGGGTCCAGGGGCTCGGGCTGCGCAGGCTTGTCGCCGCGTATCGCGCGCTCCCACTCCGCGCGCGCGATCTTGGGCTCGCAGCGCGCCGGGTCACGTTCGCGCAGCACGTTCGTGACCGCCAGGCGCAGGTTGGCGCCGAAGTCATAGAGCTCAATGACGCTATGCGCGCTCATGGTTGCTGCCAGGTATAGGGCCAGGGCGGCGCGCCAACATTCGGCAAGCCCGCCGCCTGCCGGAGGGCCTGCGCCAGGATGAGCATTTGCGGGAGCGGCAACGGGCCGGGCCGGAGGTAGGCGTAGCTGGAGCCCCAGAGCTGGAGATTGATCACGGTGGCTTTGCAGCCTGCCCGGCCACAGCTCACGCGCACGGTGAACGCGCTGAGGACGCGCGCGTAGCCCTCCAGCGAATCGGGCGCCAGCAGCCTGCTGCCAATGGTGGACGCTATGGCCGCCTCGTAGGCCCAGTGCCCTGCGGTGCTCGCGTCCAGGCGTTGGGTGGCCGAGCGGATACCCTGGCTCATGTGCAGGGCCACGGGGTCCGGGCCGGAGTCGCGGCGCACTTCTACGCGCGCACCATTCGTGAAGGTGAAGGACGCCACCACTTGCAGCAGCAGGGCGGGGGCGATCATGCGGTGAGTTGGTGGAGGTAGATGCCTGGCAGCGGCGGCTGCACCTCAATCTGCTCCAGGCAGTAGCGCGCGAGCGCCCAGAGCGCGAGCCCGCCATGAGGCGAGCGCAGCAAACCCCGAGACACTCCCGCGGACGCCAACACCTGCGCGATGCGCTGGGCCAGCTCTACCTCCTCCCGCGAAGCCCGCACGGGTTGCTGTGCGTCCTCCACCGTGAGCATGAGGCGAATGTCCCCGGCATCCACCAGCAGATCAAAGCCCGGCGCGCCGTAGTCCTGCTCAAAGTGCACACGCAGGCCACGGAAGCCGGGCAGCGGGGCGCTCATGAATTGCGGGCCAGTCATTGGGCTTGCTCCCAGCGGAGAAAGGCGAAGTTTGGCGCGAGGCGCTCTACCACGTAGCGCCCCACGGGACGGAGGCCGATGCCCTCTCCTGCTTTGACGGGCACGTGGACCGTGAGCTGGTGGCCATGCGGAAAGCGCGAGGCGGTGGAGCAGTGCCCGCCATCGTGCGGGCCACCGAAGTAGGCCAGGCGCTCCAGCATCAGGCGGGCTGCACCCGCAGCTGGCGCACACTCGCTGGCAGCGAGCTCCAGCAACGCAGGCACACGCCGCAGGTGACGGGCGCCAGGGCCGAGGCCGGAGGATGCTTGAGCGTGCCGCGCGTGCCGCAGAGCGCGTCTCCCTGATCAGTGTCACGCCCCGTCACGAATCCGCGCGAGAGGTGAATGGGGTTGCGGTTCCAACTGCGCCGGGTCATGCGGTCTCTTTCTTGTCGGCCCGCCCGTTGTCCGGCAGGTAATACTGCACCGCCTCCTCCTCCACCTCGCCACTCGGTAGCGGTACACCACCACCGCCGCCCTGCTGCACGCCCGTGAATATGTCCTGCTTGTAGCCCATCAGCGCCAGCATTTTGAGCGCCTCAATGCGGTCCCGCTCTTTCGTGGCGGTGCGGGCAATCTCCATGAGGATGGCGAACGGCCGCACCTTCTGGAACGCCTGCCGAGCGAGCGCACGGACCTGGGAGAGAGGACGGCCAGGGCCAGCTTTGACGGGGGGCACGAGATTCCGGCGTGGGTCATCGCCCTTCTGGAACGGCCTACCAATCGTGCCCACAATCGGCGTGAGCGGCGCAGGCTTTTCCGCAGCGGCAGCGGGAGGGAGCGCGGGCGGGGCCTCGTGATCATCCACGCCGCAATCTGTGCCAACTCCAGCCGTGTACGCAAGATCAATCCTCCCCTGGCTCGCGCTGCAAGGGCTTCCCCAGGAGGAGCTGCTGCGCTGGTGGCGGTGGCGTGTCCACCTCGGCCGGGAGCTGGAGATCACGCATACCAGGCCGGGCGCGCGGGGTGGTGGGCATCGCTGGATGCAGCGCGAGATTGGCCATGCGCGCGTCAAACGCATCCACGCACCGCTCACACGGCCACACGCGATAGCCCACCGTGCGCTCATCCTCGGTGAGGGGTGTGAAGCTCGGGCCGTCCCAGGTGATGCCGTGCCGGAGGCAGCGTTTCGGGATGGTGAGCAGTTCGTGGCTCACGAGTCTTTCGGTTTCGTGCGGAGGAATTCCTCCAGCGTGGGGTGGGGCTCACCGGGTTTCGCTCCGCTCAGCATGAGAAAACGGTCTATCTGCTCGGCGTCTCGGAACACGGTGCTGATGCGCTTGTAGCCGCCTGCGGGGGAATCGTTCCGCCGTCCCATGATCGTGTCATCCTTGGCCGCGCCATCCGTCACGTGGAACATGACGGCCACTGAGCGGCTCTCCTTGAGACGCGCGAGGATAAACCGCTGCGTCTTGGCGCTCCAGCGGTAGTGCGTCTGCATGACCGCATTGAAGTAACTCAGCACCAGCTGGCCTGCGGCGATGAGATCAGCGGTTGACCCGTTGACGTGATGCCGGAGGCGCTCGGCCTGCACCGCCCAGGGCTCGGCGCGCGTGGCCAGGGCGGTGCTCGGAGCCCCTTCTCTGGGAGAGGGGGGTAGGGGGGTATTCTGCTCTGTCTCTGTCTCTGTCTCTGTCTCTGGAGTAGCATGTTGCTTGCGTGTTGCTAGCGGCGTGCTAGCATTTCCGTCTAATCCGTTGACGGTGAGCCACTTGTGGCGGTTCTCTACGTCGCGCACAGCATGAAGCGTGCCCAAGTCTGCTAGCAAGGCGCTAGCATCCTGCAAGCGGAGCCGCCAGGCCAAATCCGGCAGCTCTACGCTGAATTTTCCGTGCTCCTCTTCGCTCGCCAGCAGCCACAGATCAATCAGCAAACACCGGGCGCGCGGCTCCAGGCGGCGGTAGTCCGGGTCATCCAGCAAACGGTGGTAGAGGCGCAGCCAGGGTGGGCGGCGGCGCTTGTAATGCTGGAAGTCTGACCACCGCGCAATCTGAATGGTGAGCATCAGCCCCGCGCCCAGTAACGGTGATAGATGGAGAGCAGCATGGCGAGCCGGAATTTTTCCGGGGGCTTCTCTACCCGGCGATTGGTAGCCGGGCGCACGTGTGTGAGCTCCACGTGGTGGGGGCAGGGGCGCGCGCTGATCAGCCCCGCCCACTCCGGCACCCAGCTGGGGCACGTGAGCCCCTCGGCGTAGACGTAGTAAAAGCGCTTGACGTGCGCGAGGCGGCGGCGGGGCACTGAGTAGAATTTCACCCAGTCCGGGTTGGCTTTGGCCCACTCCGGTACCTCGGGTATCACGTCTTTCTCCCGGTCCCGGTTCCAGTCATGCTGCGAGACTTTGATCTCATATTCCCAGAGGCAGCCTGCGGGCGTGAGCGCCGCCAAATCCATTTCATGGTAGTAACGGAGGTTGGGCACCACGAGCACGCGCTGATAACCCAGCATGCGCACCAGCTCCCGCTGGATGCTCTGCTCCGTGAGTGCCGGGCGTTTGGGTACGGGCAGTGTCATGCGCGCGGTATTCCCAGGTCTGCGTCCGTTGCATCGCGGAGCCGGACCACGTAGGGGGCTTTGGTCCGCCAGGTGGCATGACACTCCAAGCAGCGAACGGCGGACCAGTCACTCGGCGTGTGCTGGTAGCCGCTGAACGCCGAATGATTGCAATACCGTTGCGTCACCACCCAGCGCCGCACGGACAAGCGCTTGCGATGCTCACCGCACCAGCACGCAGGCCCGCTGCTCATGCGTCAATGCGGCCGCGCGTGATCGCCTGCTCCAGCGGCGTCAAATCCCATTCCGCCAGCACCACCCAGAGCGAGCCTGCGAGATGCTGGAGGAGGTAGGGGTCATGCGGCACGGCGCCGATGCGGTTGTCCGCCCACTCCGGCACCTCCCACAGCACGTGACACTTGTTGAGCGCGTGGCGCGGCCGCACGTCAGCCGGAACCATGGGCACGAGCGCGTGGCCGCGGCCCTCCCAATCGTTTGGCTGGCGCTGTCTGTCACGCGGGGCGCCACTCGGCACGCGGACAATCAGCATGCGATGGCCGCGGCCGCTCCAGCGGCCCGTGGTGTCAAACACGTAGGTGCCCGGCCCGCTCCAATTGAATTGCACCTGCCGCCGATCAGCGCGGGCAATCGCCAGCATGGGCCGCTCCTTGTGATCGCGCGGGCACTCCGCAAATACCTCGGCTAGGTCCAGTAGCACGGCGCCCTTGGCGAGGGCGGCGTAGCCCTTGGCCGCCGCCTCGTATTCGGCGTCTGCCCGCAGGTGGAGCTGGTGCCGATAGCCTGCCAGCTTTTTCAGCGCGTCTTTCTTGGGCATCTGAATCGTGGGGACGTTCATGCAACCTCCTCGGCAGGGGGATGGCCGCAGCGCACGCACGCGATACGGCCACGAGAGAGCTGCGCCTGGCGCTCGTACCCGCAGCGGGGGCACGGGGCGGGCGCCGGGCGCGTGTCAGACTCGCGCTGCTGATCTATCGCGCGATCATTCTGGCCAATGGTGAGTGGGGGCAGTCCGTGACCACGGGGCGGCAGCGTGCCACCACCGGGAATGAAGGAACGGCGGCTCACACCACCACTCGCACGCCGCGGGCGTGGAGCCACTCCGCCACCTTCTCGTAGCTCGGCCCGCCCCAGTGCGCGGCCCGGTGGGCCTCGGCCAGCGCCAGGAGCTCGCTGAGCGTCAACCCGCCTGGCGCCGCGGGAGCGAAGAGCGCCTGAATCTTGGCACGGCACGCCGCGCGGTCCCGGTCTAGGTCTCGGCGTTCGCCCACGCTCCCGCACATCTCGTAGCCGCTCTGGATTCCTTCCAGCTCATCCAGTAACTCGGTTAAGTCGCTCACGTGACCGCCAGCCCCCTACTGGCCAGCCACGCCTTGCCTGCGTTCGTGAGCCGGAGCTGCACGCAGCCCATGAGATCAGCCACCGAGCGCCGCGTGATCACGCGCTCCAGCAGCCAGAGCCGCTGCATGTCCGTGGGGTCCGAGTCATAGATGGAGTGGATGCGCGCGCAGGCATCGGCGTAGGCGCGCTTCTGCTCCTTGTCCAGCGTGAGCCCCAGGTCTCGGATGTGCGTACATCAATCGCGCTCACAGCCAGCTCCCGAGCCAGCGGCCCAGCAGAAAGAGTCCAGCGAGCGCCGCGATCTCATAGAGGGCGATGAGCACGTAGGCCCCCATGCGCTGCCAGTATTCCGGCCAGGACTCTTCCGGCTCAGCCTGCACATTGAGCCGGAAATCTTTTTGCAGCTGGCGGGCCTTGGCGTTCAGCCGCTCGGTTAGGTCCGGGCGGTCCTCGTCGCGGAGCTCGTCTATCTCATGGGCATGAATGAGGCGTCGGGGCATCATGTGGCACACACCTCCATGTAGGTGGCTATAAACGCCGCCGCGAGCTGCGGGACGATGGCATTACCCGCGCCGCGCAGCGCGCCCACACGGCTGGGTAGCCCATGAGCCAGAGGGTAAATGCCGGGTCCAACTGGGCGAGATTTACCGAAGCGACCCGGTAGCCACTGGGACGGCTCCCAAGCACTGACTGGATGCGGGGGTCGCTCTCCGGCGCATAGTTCAGCACCGCCACCGTGCTCAACGATTCCTGCGTACCCTTCTTTCCGGTGGAGCGATCTTGAAACCCCAGCCGGGCCTCGTGGGCCAGAGGGGTAGGCCATGAAGAGCGTGCGGAGTCGGGGTTGCGGTGCGCCGACGCCAGCAGCGCAGAGAGCGGCGCCCCAGACGGCATATCCCAACTCCTCCAGGTCAGCGCGAACAGCGGCGAACCACGCCCGGCCAAGTTTTTGCGCAACCTGCTCACCAGCAACGACTGGAGGTTTTCGTGCGGCGATGAGTCGCCGGAAGAATGGCCACAAATTCCGGGGGTCTGCATCTCCGGCTTGTCGTCCGGCGATACTGTAGGGCTGGCATGGGCAGCTCCCGGTCCAAATAGGCTGAGCTGTCCATCCGGCGAGCCGGAGGGCGTAGGCCCATCCCCCGATGCCAGCGAAGAAATGGCACTGCGTGTATCCGAGGAGATCACCTGGTTGTACCTCCTTGATGGATCTTTCGTCTATATCACCCCGCGGGATGGCGTCCTCCGCCATCAACTCGCGCAGCCATTTCACCATGTACGGGTCGTTTTCGTTGTAGTACACCCGCACGTCAGGGGATGAGGGGAGCACGGGCGGGGGCGCGGTCACAAAGGCTCGTCCTATTGTCCGGGTTGACTGAGGCGAACGCAGTAAAGCCAGACGGCGCCCGGCGCGCGCTTGCAGCTCACCGAGCAACCCTCCTTGCGGAGGCGGCGCAGCGCAGCTGAATTGCCTGTATCCGAGCCGCCACACGCCGCCCGTATCTCGTTCAACGAACGGGGCTCGCCGTGCCCCAGCATCCAGTCCAGAATTCGCTGGCGCTGCGTGGCCTGCCGGGTCACGTCCTCCAGCTCTAGCTGGGCGCTCACGACAGCCCGCCCGCCGCGGCCTTCCGGCCGAGCGCCCAGACCCGTTTTCGATGGCGGCTTTTGCATCGTTCATTGCAGTAGTGGCGGGCGCGGCCCCGCTGGCCCTTGGGCCGTGACGGCAGCGGCTTCCGGCATTCGCGGCAGGCTAATTTCATGGCCCGATAATAGACCTGGCGGCGTGGGTTCCGCAAGGACCGGGGGCTGGGGCTTGCGTATTTCGGTACCCGTTATTACCCTTGTTGTACGCGATGTTCAACCCCTTTCCCCGCTTAGGAGAGGTACTTATGACCGCTCAACGCCCCACCCCCATGGCCCCGGCCACCAATGGCCGCCGCCCGCTCCATGAAGTCCGTGGCTGGTTCCAGTACCACACCGGGGGTGGCTGTCTCGCCCTCCGGCACGCCGAAAACGAGACCACGTATTTCCTTGCCACCGATGAGCAGAGCGGCGCCGAGGAACCCCGCCGCCACCACACGGTGGCCGTGGGCCGCTATGTCGGTGACGATTCAGAGGGGGAAGTAGTCGGCATGGAGTACGAGGGATGGCGGCGCTTTCTCCGCTCCGGCGCATCCCCCCACGTGCTGTTTACTGTAGGCAACGGGTTCACCTTCTAATGACACACCTTGACAAGCACTCCATTGCGCAGCTCCAGACGGAGATGGAAGCAGCGCTCCAAGGCGTGGCAAAGAAACACGGCCTCGTGATCGCGCAAGCAGGCGGACAATATGACCCGGCGGGCGCGGCTACCCTGCGGTTTTCCGTGGCGGTGCGGATGACGGACGGCTCCGTACAATCCAAGGAACGAATTGCCTTTAATGAATTTCACAAACTGGTTGGCCTGACGCCCGAGGACTACGGGCGCACGTTCACCTTTGGCGGCCGCACGTACACGGTGGATGGACTCACTCCCAGCCTCAAGGTGCACACCAAGCGGGATGACGGACGGCCCTACACGTTCCGGGCCGTGGTGCCGCTGACGCAGTGGGGGCGCAAGTGAGCGGCGTGAGAGATTTCCTAGAGCTCAAGCTCCAGCGCCCCCTCCGCACCGGAAGTCTCGGTCAGGTAGAGGTGGACCGGGACGACCACGGTTGGTTCGTGCGGTACGATGTGAAGGGCAACGACTACGAGCGAGGCCACTACCGAAACGCCGCCGTCGCATGGGAAGCCATCGGCCTCTGGGCCGCCGAGCGTCAGGGCAAAAAGGGCATTGACGTGGGCACGTACCTCATTACCGCCCCGCCGTCCTTTCTCAAGCGCCGCCCCAAGGAGGCCGCCCAGTGACCCGCTGCCCGCACGCCTCGCCACCATTGGTGAGCTGCGCCCGCTGCGTCCAGCGGTTGCTGGAGGCGCCGCCCGTCAAGAAGCCCCGGCCCACTGGAGCCACCCGGAAACGCCGCCCACTCGCGTGGGTGGCCAAGCTCCCCGGCCGTTCGCCGCTGGTCTATGAAGGTGTCTCACTCTCGGTGGCCCGTCGCGCGCTCCGTCACGTGCTGGGGCATCGTGGCCCACCCGGTACGGTATGGGAACCGCGGTACAGCTCGGCGGGCGTGCTATGACCCGCGCGCAGGAGTTGCTCAACCTGGTGGAGGGCGCGCTGCGCATCATGATCAACGCGCTCCCCGGTGAAACGATCACCGAGGCGGGGCCATGGACACACGGACAGAGCGCGCTGGGCTACGTCAGGGAGCTGGACAACCTGCTCCGCCGTGCCCGCATCGCCCCTATCAGCGGGGCGGAGATTGGCGTGGCCTTTGAGCTCCAGCGCAACCTAGATGAAATCTGGACGGCCAGCGATTCCACGCTCAATGAAATGGCCGAATTTCTGAACGCGCGGGGATTGGTGGCCGCAAGGCGGGGTGAGGAGCAGGCGGGCGCACAGTCGCGTGTGGCGTCCTCACTAAGCACACCCCGAGGGGCTAAGCCTGCTGACAGCTCCTCCACCATGCCCCACCGGGCCGGGCTCGTGATCAGCATAGGCGCGCGGGAGATTATCCGCGGCGAGGCGTGCGGGTGCTGGCGCACACCAGAGGGCCAGCTCTTCGCGTGCTGCGAGGCACACGCATGACCACCACTACCACGCCCGAGCTCAGTCTCCCGCCTGGCATTATCCGCCGTGGCTACATGGCCCGCGATGAGTACGGGGAAATCTGCGCCTGCTGGTGCGCCAGTCCGCCCGAGCGGCCGGAGCGTCAGCCGGGGAGCGCACGCTGGGGTGCGCTCTGGGGCGCCGATGACAACCCGGAGGCAGGTGAGCGCAGCGCCCTGCTCTGGCTGGTGCGGATGCGTCACACGCAGGGCAAGCGCTCCACGATGAAGCGCAAGCCCTATATAGAAATCTCCGATGAGCACGAGCCGGACAGCGAGCTGCGCGTGGGCCGCTGGCGTGGGCTGGCGGCAGTCCTGGCCAGCCTCACCCCGGAGGAGTTGGATGCGGTCTGGGCGTTGGATTGCCCCAAGCTCGCGCGGTTGTTTTTCGCGCGAAAGCAGGAGGCCCTTGCGCCTCTCCCCTGAGCTTCTCGCCCGTGCCGCGCGTGCCGGGTATCAGGTGCGCCTGGTGGAATTCTGCGAGGACGCCAGCACGCCCGGCTTTCCCGGCCAGATAGGCGGGAAGTGTGATCACGCGCGCAAAATGATCTCCGTGAGTTTCAGGCGGAGCCTGCGGCCGGGAGACTACCGCAGCGGCGCCGAGCTGGACGCGATTCTCGCGCACGAGTGCGAGCACGCCGAGGGCCTGGAGATCGCCAGCGATAACCCGGAGCATGGGCTGATCTGCGGCGGTAGCTGGCGCGGGTTGCTGTGAACGCGCTACTGCAAGTCGTGCACATCAGCCCCGAGGAGGTGGCCCAGATAGGCGGGGCGCAGGGCCTCAGTCTCCTCATACAGCACGTGGAGTCACTGGAGCGTCAGCTCAACTTCGCCACCACGGCGGTGGCGCTGCTCTGTCTGGTCATGCTCGGTTTCATGTGGGACCATTGGCAACGCGACTGGAAGCGGACACATGGCTAAGCCCCTGGCTGGAACCGCCCGGCACATACGCGCGGACGGCGCCACGGTACAACTCTATCGGTGTGGCGAATACTCGGGCTCAACCGTTAAGGAAGCCAGCCAGGGGCACGTCTTTCACCTTGGAGCGAGGTAGACATGGGAAGCACGGCACCAGAGCGTGACCCCGGCACGGCCATGCAGCGGCCGCTGGAGGTAAGTCTCAAGCCCACCGATGGCGGCATGGACCGCCTGATAGAGCTGGCGCTCAAGGAAAAGAGCCCGGTGGAAGCCCTGGAGCGGCTGGTCTCGCTCAAGGAACGCGAGGACGCCAAGCTGGCGGCGCGCCTCTTTTTTGAGGCCAAGGCCATTTTTCAGCAGCGGTGCCCGCGCATCAAGAAAGAGGGCAAGGTGGATTACGTCTCAGAGAAGGGTGGCAAGGTGAAATTTTCCTACGCCCTACTGGACGACATTGACGCCATTGTACGCCCGCTCTGCAATGAGCTCGGGCTGAGCTATTCGTGGAATTCCAAGCCGGAGGCGGCGCTGGTCACGGTGGAGTTTGTGCTCCGGCACATCGGCGGCCATTCGGAGAGCTCGTTTTTCTCCTGCCCCACCACGAGCAAAGCCGGGATGAACGATCAGCAGAAATACGGGGCGGCCGTCAAGTACGCCATGCGCTGGTCACTCATCCAGGGCCTCGGGCTGATCACCACGGATGATGATGATGACGCGGCCGAGGTGGACCCCACGCCGATTGATGAGGCCCAGCTCATCGCCATTGAGGACGCGCTGGAGAAGGCCAAGGAGCGCGCCAAGAATAAGGACAAGGTGCTCGCGCGGTTCCTCCGGTTCCTCGGGGTGGGCGCGCTCAAGGAAATCAGAAAGGCGGATTTCCAGCGGGCCATGGATGCGCTCACGAACCGGGAAGAGGCTGCGGCCGCGGGGAGGGACTAGCCCATGATTCACCTGCCGCTCATCCAGGGCTCGGCGGAATGGATAGACGCGCGGCTCGCGCTGCCCACCGCCAGCCAGTTTCACCGCATCCTCACCCCGGCCAAGGCGCAGCTGGCCGCGGCCCGCTTCACGTACCGGAACGAGCTGCTGGCAGAGTGGCACCTGGGCTACCCAGTGGTGGACGCGGAGAGCGGGTTCATGACCCGCGGCACGGATATGGAGGAGGACGCGCGCGCGTGGTACGAGCTCCAGCGGGATGCCGAGATCACGCCGGGCGGGTTCCTTCTCACCGATGACGGCCGGGCCGGATGCAGCCCGGACGGGCTGGTGGGCGAGGACGGCGGGCTGGAGATCAAAGTGCCCGCGGCCAAGCACCACATTGGCTACCTGCTGGACGGGTTGGACGGTGAGCACCGCTGCCAGGTGCAGGGCGGGCTGATGATCTCCGGCCGGAAATGGTGGGACGTGGTGATCTACTCGCCCACGTTCCCGTCTCGCATCTTCCGCGTGGAGCGGGATGAGGAATTCATCATCAAGCTCCGGCAGGGCGTCACGCAATTCTGCGAGGAATTCGATGCAGGCAAGCGCGTGCTGGCGGCGCTGGGAATCACGAGCGCGCTAGACCGCCCGGAGCGTCCGCGCGGCCTGGCGCTGGTGAGTTGATCGCGTGGCGGTAGGTAGAGCGGCCAGATTGCCGAAGCGGCAACGGGGGCACAAGGGGCTGGGGACCGCAGGCAGGGAAGCCACGCCGCCCCACCGATAGGCGTAAGTATCGCGCTCTACCTATCGCCATTTCATTTTACCTGAGAGGAGGACGTTGTGGAGAAAGAAGTGCGCTACACCGTGGTGGAGACAACGGAAGAGCTCCAGCTCAGCACGGAGAGCAAGGCGTCAGAGAAGGTGCTCCAGCTGCACAAGATCAGCCGCACGCCTGGCGGCCGGAAGGTGCAGAGCCGCGTAGTGGCATCCTTCTGGAGCCGTGAGACGCTGGACGAATACCTCGCCGCCAAGGCGATTGACCCCAAGGCGGTCACATTCCCGGCCCCAGCGAAGTAGAGGGCGAGCTCGCCGTCTCCCATGCTTGCGTGGAGCTCTGGCGCAAGCTGGGAGCTACGGTGATCGTGTATTCCGATGGCCGGGCGATGCGCGGCCAGCTCGTGGACCACCCGGACGCGCTGGTATTTCCGGCGCAGGGCCGGGCGTTCTTTGCCGAATTCAAGCGCCGCGGGGAGCAGCTCCGCCCTGGTCAGGCGGCGTGGGGCGCCCGTGCGCGGCGCTGCGGGATTCTCAGCTTTCTGGTGCGCTCGGTGACGGGGGCGAAAGCCGCGTGGGAGATCAGCCAGGGCCAGGTGCGGCCGCTGCATCTCATGCGCGCTGATCGCGCCTGGTGTTCCATCTGCAAGCTGGAGCTGGAGGCGGTGGGCCGGAGCGCGGCGGACGTGTTAGAAGAGCTGGAGCGGCATATCCTAGAGCTGCACGGAGCCATCTAGAGCTGCACGGAGTCAATGAGAAAAACCCTAGAGAGTAGGATGCTGGCCGAGTGCCTGGACTCAGAGGAGGGCACCGGGGTGGCCGATGCCGCGGCCCATCTCGGCGTTACGGTGGTGGCTGCCTCGGCCGCGCTTCAACGGTTGAGGCGCAAGGGACTGGCGGAAAACGGCCACGGCACCATGGGCTGGTCATGGTTCGCAACGGCAAGAGGAAAGAGGCGCACGGAATGAGCTGCGAAGATCAGGCGCTCGCACCCACGGACCACTGCACGCTCTGGCCCTGCAACAAGGCCAAGCTGGTGAAGCGGGGGCCGTACTGGATATGCCCGGCCTGCGGCTCCAGCTACGGCAAGGATGCCAAGAAAGGACTAGCGGCCTACCAGAAGGAGGAGCGCCGCCGCTCCCGCGGCGCCCGCGGTCGCTGAGGCAGTACGGCTGAGGCAGCGCGGCAAGAAGCGTAGCCCCAGCCAGTGACAATCCGCAGCCCGCTGATACCGGGCCAGCGACACGGCCAGGCTATCGGCGGCCGCCTGCGCCACCTGCGCCGCCTTCTCCCAGAGCACCGCCCGCGCCTCGCTGGCGTCCCCCGCTTCCCGCTCCGCCACCCGCCCGGCCTCGGCCCCCGCCAGCTCCCCCTTGAGGGCGGCTATCACGTGCTCGGCCGCCACCAGTGCGGCCTCCGGGCTCCCCCCGGCCTTGGCGGCCGTCAGCGCCTTCTCTGCCGCCTCCCGCTCCACATGGGCCTCCTGCGCCTCCTGGGCGGCCCTGGCAGCTCGCGTGAGCGCCTCGGCCCTGGCATTGCGCAGCGAGGCATTGAGCTGCTGGGCGGCCAGCAGGCCCCTATGGCTGGCCTTATAGGCGGCCATGGCACGTGCCGCCTGCTCCTGGCGGGCCTCCTCCTCAATCGCCAGCCGGGCGTTCTGGTAGCCGAGCCAGCCGAAGATCAGGGCGGCCGCCACCCCGGCCAGCACGAGCAGGAGCCGGGCCTGGGCAACGCCGCGGGTAGGCCCAGAGAGCCCCGCTGAACCGTACAAAGGGCGGGGGACGGCCCCGGCTCCGTCGCTCATAGCTTCCGGTAGGAATGGTCCAGCACGTTCCACCCCAGGCTCTCAAAGTGCACCACGTCCAGCCGCCCCTGAAAGTTGCCGCCGTCCCGCACGGTGGCCACGTGTCGGCCCAGGATGACACTCCAGCGCTGCCACACCTCGGGCCGCTTGGCTATGTCGCGCTCGGGCGGGCAGTGCACCGCCCGGCCGTCCGGGTCCAGTATCGCCACGTCCAGCGCGAGACTCGCGCCAATGGTGGCCGCGCCGCAGCTCGGGCACTTGTCGGCGTTGCCAATCAGGTGCGAGGTGTCACGCGAGCAGAGTGCGAAGTTGTGAGCGCTCTTGCCCGCGGGAGCCGCGGGGAGCGGCTCCTCCTTACGTTCGCCCCGGTCAAATTTTGCTTTCTCTATGAGGTAGGTAGTGTGCAGGCCGCTCTGGCGGGCGTTGCTCCGGTAGCCGCTCTGGCGGCGCACGTCCAGCCCGTCCGCCTCCGCATCATCCAGAATGGGAATCACCGCCGCCCGGAAATCCGGGTGCAGATCGTGGAGCTCCGCCGCGCCCCACTTCATACGGCGGGCGGGGGCGGCGGTTCATTTGGCAGCTTGCGGAAGATGGCCACGATGCTGCGCAGGAAAAGCGCCACCCAGCCCAGCGAGTCCTTGAGCTCCTTGGAGATGTTCACGGCGCCTGCGATGCCGAGGAGAAAGAGCGCGCCCGGCACCACGAGCGCCGCCAAAAACATGGGCGTGCCCTCAATCACTTTGATCTTGAGCAGCCAGAAAATGACACCGAGCGAGACAAAGCCGCCCACGAATCCCAGCACCGCCAGGAAAAGGCCCACGTAGGTAGCGGCGGCCTTCCGATGGAGCACGCGGCGGCGGCTGCCCTCATCTAGTTTTTCTCCGCCCATCTGCGCGCGGAGCTCTGGGTCTTTGGCCAGGCTGCTTGCAAGTTTGGCCGCCGAGCGCTGCACAAATTGCGTTTGGCTCAGCTTCATTAGTTTTTCCTCGCCTCCGAGCTCAGGTTATCCATGCGCAGCATGACGCTATCTATCAGCCTGTCCTGCGCCTCCATGCGGCTCTGCATGCCGCGCTCCACCTGATTGGAAATCTTGCTGCCCAGTCCGTCCAGGCGTTCGTCCTGCGCCTTGAGCATCTCCGTGGAGCTGATCGCGCGCTCATCCAGGCGGCCGAATTTCTCCCGCAGCTCGGCGTAGCGCGCCGCCTGCTCTTGGTTCTGCGCGTCCACTTTGGTGTGGAGCGCGTTGCGCGCATCGGATTCGTGCTTGGCCTGGCGCTTAAACTCGTTCCAGAGCCCCACGAACGCCACGCCCAGGATGCCCTGGAACCCCAGGAGGATGAGCTCTCCCGTTTGGAGGCCGGGACTCGCCACCACCTGCAATACCAATGCACCGAGGGCTCCCACGGCCACCGAGCCGAGGGAGCCCACGATCACCCAGGAGGCGGCGCCCCGGCTGGCAGTCAGACTACCCCGCCCTCTTTCTTGTCGGCCACGGGCTCGCCGTCCACGATGATGCCGAGGAGGAGGCAGGCCGCCACGTCATCCGGCCGCGGCATCTCCTTGGCCCCCTTGAAGAGCTGCACCGAGATGGGGGCGGGCGCCTTCCAGTCCTCGGGGAAATCGGCGTGCTCCTGCTCCAGCACCTCGCGCCAGCGCGCTTCAAACTGGTCTAGTGAGTCGCGCTGATCTTCGGCCAGACTCGCCGCGGTGCCGTCCGGGTTGAACCGGGCGAGCCCCACCACCTTGAGCGTTTTGGCCAGGTCCATCCTCGTGCCTTCCACCTTCTTATAGAAGGGGTGCAGCCAGTTTTTGCAGAGCGCCAGGCGCATCACCAGCGTGGAATTCTTGAGCCCTTCCATGGAGCAGATGCGCGCGAGCGCGTTGCCCGCCTGCCAAACTTCCCCGTTCGTGAGTTTCATATCACTCCCTCGCTGGGTGATTCGTCTACGCCGAAAACCTCGGCGCCAGGGCGTGCTGACTCCCCCTCCGGTGCTTCCTCCTTGGGCTTGACCGCCACGCGCACCGCCACCGCCGTGCCCACCTCGGCCTCGGCGTCTCCCGCCAGCGCATCTAGTAGCGCGTGAATGTCGGCGGCCGTCGCGTTGTCCGCTTTGATCTTGCTGAGGCTGGCGCCCACCTG